TATGCGAATGGGTCGACGGTGAATGCGTCAAACTAAATGGTGATGACTGATGGTTAACCTTTTTAGACCCGATGCCGATGAGCAATTGGCCCAAAAATCGGCAGAGTGGTTCGCCGCCAGACTAGGCAAGGCCACCGCATCGCGCATGGATGACATCTGCGCCAAAACCAAGACCGGATATTCCGCTTCGCGTGAGAACTATGCGGTGGAGCTGGCGCTGGAAATCCTGACGCAACGCAAGGCTGAAGGGTTTGTCAAAGCAGCGATGCAATGGGGCATCGACAAGGAACCGGAGGCACGCGCCGCCTATGAGGTCGCCACCGGCAACTTTGTGCAGGAGGTCGGCATTTATGACCACCCAAGCATTCCGATGTCTGCGGCCAGCCCAGACGGTTTGGTGGGCGACGATGGTCTGATTGAGATCAAGTGCCCGGAATCCAAGCAACATCTACGCAATCTGATCTCGCGCAAACCGGACACCGGCTACATGCTGCAAATGCAGTGGCAGATGGCATGCACGGGTCGGAAGTTCTGCGAATTTGTGAGCTATGACCCAAGATTCCCTGAGCAGCACCAGTTGCTGATCGTGCGGGTGCAAAGAGATTCCAAGTTGATCGAAGACTTGGAAAAAGAGGTCCGGTCATTCCGGGCAGAAGTTGACGCTATCGTTGAAAAACTGAGGAATATCAAATGATGAAGCTAATCGGAGTCGGAAGACTCGGCAAGGATGCAGAACTGCGCCGCACCGGACAAGGCAAGCCCGTGGTCAACATGTCGGTGGCATGGAACTATGGCAAGCCTGATCAGGACGGCAAGAAACCCTCTCAATGGATTGACATTGCATTTTTTGGAGAACGCGCTGAGAAGGTCGCGCCGTATCTCAAAAAAGGCACTGAGCTGTTCCTAGACGTTCAGGACATGCATGTTGAGACATACAAGAAAAACGATGGCGGCATGGGCGTGAAGCTGACCGGCACGGTGTTCGAGATTCACTTTGTCGGCAGCAAACCCCGGCAAGAGGATTCGCAAAAGCAATCAACCTATGACCAGGACGTGCCCTTCTGACCATGAAAACATCACACTACAAGACACCCCGCACAATGGCCGAATGTGAGTTCACCGTAGGCTATCCAATTGTCGAGCTGGAACGGCACAATTTAAGGTCTTTGATTACTGCATTGATCATCTGCGGTGCATACGTTGTGTTGCCTATAACACTGGTGCTGATCTTGCTCCATGCTTGAGCGCGGCTATCACATAGCAAACTCAAAAGACCATGAAACCAGAAGAACGCCTCAAAGATGACATGCTATTCATTGAAGAGAAAGCCTACGAACTGTTTGGCATCTCGCAAGATGACTTCAGCGCGAGGTCTAGGGCCGTATACATCAACGGCTTTCTCAAATCGTCCCTTCTAAGGGCTTACGAACGCATCGAACAATTGGAAAAGAAGTGCTCAATCCGAAATCGAATAGTCAGGGAAGATCAGTAGCTTGCCCGGTATGCGGCGAAAAGACCAAAGTGCTGGAAAAGCGCAAACGGGAGGACCGCTTCTATCGAAGAAGGAGGTGCCCGAACCAGCATATCTTCTCAACGTACGAAACTTTCTCGCTGCCGAATGTAGAAGAAATCCTACATACGGGGAGGCGTGGCGGCGCGAGTGTGAAGCCCGATACGTCCTCTCAAAGCCCCGTGCAGAACGTGGACCATATCTTCTCGGTGTGGAGGAAAAGCGTGGAGCTACAGCCAGAGCCGAGCTAGAGCAAGCGATTCTTGTCGAGTGGAAAAAGAAAGCCCCCGCTAAGGGGGGCTAAGGCTGAGTTATGCCTATGACTCAGCAGGAGAGAGGCAACTACGCTTCAATCATAGCGAGGTTAGCCTTGATGCGCTCATCATTTGGCGCAAATTCCAAGGCTTTTTTGCAGTGCTCAAGTGCCTCGGCCTTCATGCCCAGGTGCCATGCCGCGATGCTTAGGTAGTCATGCGGTTTCTCTGTCCACACGGCAGGGTCCATTGTGTATACAGCAGCTTTATCTTGAATGGCAATTGCTGATCGAGCCGCTGCATAGCACTCGGGCCAATTGTGGACAGAGTAGGCCAACTCAGCCAGTCGCACCCAAGGCTCTCGCGTGTATGGTGCTTCAGCAGTAGCACGCCGCGCCCAGGTCACGGCAGTCCAATAATCACCCTTGGCCTGATAGGCTTCCGACAGCAGGCGCATCGCGTAGCACCGTTCGTTTTGCCAAGTCGCCTCGGGCATTTTCAGGTAGTGATTGAGCCGGTCAATCGCTTCATCCCACAGGCGATAGAACGTCAGTTCCCGAGCAAAGTAAAAAGCATTCCGAGGGCAGCGAGGGTCTTCAGCAACTGCCATCCTAAGCAGCGGGAGATATTGTCCCCGGCTCTTGTCGGGGTCCGGGTGGTGACTGACAAGCAACTGGTCGGTGTCGGCATAAACTTCAGTGATTCGGCCATCGGGGATTGGGTATTCGTGGACTGCATGCTTCCACATGTAGCCGTGGCGTGCATGGATTTTTTCGTACTTGAACCGAATGTTGTGGCCCCAGTCGAACATGTAGCGCAGCCGGGTAGTCTTACCTAACTCCCATTTGCGCTCTATTTCCTCGCGCCATCCCGGCTCTAGAACTTCGTCCAAGTCGAGACTGATGCAGACATCAATGTCCCGAGGGATCAGGGCTAGGGCCGAATCCCTGGCTTTGTCAAAGCGCCAAGGGGTGATGCAGATGTCGTAAACCGCCGCGCCACATTCGGCAGCTTTGACTGCGGTGTTGTCCTCAGAGCCGGTGTCGGCAATCAGGATCAGGTCGGCATCCTTAGCCGACGCGCAGAAACGCTCTACAAACTGTTCTTCGTTTTTGCTGATCGCATACACGGCTATCTTGTGTTTGCGATAGACATACACGCCGATTTCTTTGTCAATGTGATGGGCGCGAGGATGCCCAAAAACATTGATGACTTGCTCATGCGTCCAGTTATCAACCACATGAGCTTCGTATGGATTGCCATCAAACTCACCTTGGGGGTAGTGCCCCAAGGGAATGCTGATGATGACGGTGGTGCAGCACTTCTTCAGCTTGGCAAACACGTCTTTTGCTTCTTCGACCGTCATGTGCTCCAGCACATCGCCAAGAATGCAAAGGTCGTACTGCTCAGAAAAATCTAGCTTACGAATGTCGTCAACGATGACGTTATCGTATTTGGCCGTTAGGTTGTACTTCTCGACATACGGTGCCCAAACTTCCACCGCTGTCCATTCTTCACCCAGATCAGGAAACAAGTCTTTGTAAGTGCCGCTGCCAGCGCCGACATCAAGAACTGTTTTGACTTTAAGGTTTAGTGAACGAATGAAATCCTTGCCGCTTGTGCTGCTGAATGGCATTGTCTTATCCTATGAAAGAAACAAAGCGATTTCCGCTTCCCTCCTTTTTACCAGACCCGGCAGCACTTTGCCACCCCCTCGCGTCCATTGCCTGAACGCATCTGCCGCGCTTTCCCAGTCGCCTCGGTTAGCGCGAATCCTGATTTGACTGCGCTGAAGGTTGCCTAGACCGGCATTAAAGGCAAAAGAGACAAGAGCGTCAAAGCTGCCTTGACGCCCAACCACACCGGGAACAAGTCGAAGAACACCACGTTCAAAAGTGCCGACATCATCGCGGAATAGCTCATCGATCTCGGTCTTCGTCCATACGCGATTGTCTTCGGGCTTGATGTTGTATTCATTGCGAATCATCCCGGCATAGCCTTCTTTTCGGACTACCGGCAATCTGATCTGTTCTTGGTAGAGAACGTGACCGTACCCGATGGTCCAAATGTGGGCAGGGCAAAGGTAAGGCTTGCTGCGGAAACCCTCATACTTGTGCATGAGGTCTTCGCCTGCCTTACTTAGTTTCACTTCTTACCCCACTGGCGCGACCCGAACCAGTAGCCGATGATGCCGCCAAGGATTGCCATCTCATCAGCGGAGAAGATCAGGTCAGAGTACCGGATCACATCGTCGATGTTTTGAATGAGCGTTGGATGTTGCCACAGATACCATGCCATGAAGGCATTGATGGCGACCAACTCAAACACGAAGATATAGGTCACCGTAGGCCGCACGGTGCCGGTGTAGTTCACCACCCACTTGGACGCCTTGTCCATGATCTTTTGATCGTGAGCAAGCGCCGCCTCGGTCATCCGAGCGTCAGTCTCCATCGCCACCTGCTCGGTGCGAATTTCCTCCATCCGAGCTTGGGCGGCAAAGCCTGCTGCGGCCAGTTGCAATTCGCGCTCGGTCTGAACTTGGGCCAACTTCAGCTCATGAGCTTGGTCTGCCTTGTTCTGAAAATACTCAAGCAATTTGGGCAGGCCGGAAAGCAGCAGACCGCCGAGAGTGGAAAGAAGCGACAGCATTTAAGCCCCCAGTGCAAAGAGGAACAGAAGCACCCCGGCTGCGCCCACGCCGATTGAGGCGTAGAACAGGCTTAGGGTGACGGCAAGGATGGCCGCAGAGGATAGAACGATGGCCAGTTGCAGCGCCATGCCGGAGTAGGAATAGTACGAAGACTTGGCCTTGGCGGCATCCCGCTTGGCTTCAGCAGCACGCGCCTTCTCCATGATCTCGTCCATGTCGGCGCGTTGCTTGACCGCCTTCTGCTCGTGGTTGGTGACTTCGTAGATGGTCGCCCGGACGTTCTTGGCCTGATACCACGCCCACAGGTTGTTCGACTCTATGGTTCCGTTGAGAACTGCAGAGGAGTTCCTTCCGGCAAAGTAATTTGTAACAGCAAGGAGTAGAGCAAGCAGGCTAATAGAAACCGCAGCAAGAGCCTTGACATGGGCTTCCCTCTCTGACCGGCTTGCGCCTTCCGGGGGCTTCCTGAAACTCATCTCTGTACCTTGTCTGCCAAATAATAAAGAACTGCCAATAGAGCAGTGCCGACAAGCGCAACTGCACCACCGTACTTGACGTTGAGCATGAAGTCCTGCTGCCGCAGGCGATGCTCACGCTCCTTCTTCTCGCGCTCCTTCTTCAGCCGGATGCGCTCCATGATCATCTCGTTGTACACGTTCTCACCGTAGTGAGCGATGATCAGAATCTTGAGTTCGTACTCCTGCTTGACCAACGCCTGCTTGTGCATCGTGATCTGCAAGGCTTCGTTCTCAATGCTGTCTTCGTGCAGCAGTCGCTTGAAGACCGAGGGCTTCTTGTTGGCCTTCTGATTGGCAAGTCGGTTGAAGTCCCCAAACGCCCCGTACCACTTACCGATCTGACCGGCGACATCCTGAATCTCGCGCCCAGTAGCGACAAGTTTCTTGACCGCACTGAAGGCGGCATTCGCTGCTGAGACTGCCGCAAGAATGCCGGTGATCGGTTCCATTACTTGTCTTGCTTGTGGTCAAGCTTGGCGAAGATTTGCCTACAGATGTCTTTGAGTTCGTCTATGTCTCGATGGTAGGTGTCTTTGGTGACATACACATGAGGCATATCGCGCAAGTCTTTGTCGATGCGGTTGATGGTGCGAGTGATGTTGTTCAGCACCCAACCGCCCAAAAAAGCAGCAACGCCAAAAATGGCATTCAAAAACACCTGGGATTCCATGACTACCCCAAATACGAATGGCCAGTAGTGATTGCAGAATCAACCGCAGTCATATCTTCAGTCGTCCAAAAGTCCTTGGCACGCATCAGTTCCAAATGCTCAACATTGCGCTGGACTGCGGCTTTTTTCTCAGAATCGGATTCTTCCGACATGACTTCACCGGCAATGACGGAGTTGATAAGCCACACACTGTTGCCCATAGCTTTGTAGTGTTGAGCGATTTGCTCTTGTGTCTGCTGTTCCACTTGTTACTCCGGTTGGTTAGGCCACTGAACTTCCCAAGGAAATTGATTCTGCAAAGGAATATCTCTCAACAATTGTCGATAATTTGCCCAAGCTGATTTTTTTTCAGAATCTAGGTTTACGTCTGGCATTTGCGTCCAGTCTGAAAAAAACAATTTTTGAGTTCTAACCCCTCTGACTTGTTTTGCTTTTTCTTCGGTAGCTTTATTCTTTTCTTCATCGCTCATTGGCTCAAATTGCCAATTTTGATAATAAATACCGTTTTCTTTTTTAATTGGCAAACATTCAATCAATTTATAAAACCTGGGAATTTCCGGGACTTGAGAAAACTCATACATTCCAAAACCATACGGTTCTACATCTGCCGGGGAAAAAACTTTCGGAAAGTTTGCTTCTGGGAAAAGCATTCTCAGATTTTCTTCCACCACGGCATTGCCAATTGGTACGCCGTCTTTTAATTGAATAAACATTGTCACGGGAATACCTCTTTATAAATTGCCAGTATTTGTAGAAGGAAATGATCTTCCAGTTCCCCAAATAATTCTCACTGCTCCACCAGAACTTGTCC